CTCGATGAACCCGGTGATCGCCAGCTCGCCCGCGAGATAGATCGTGCAGTGATCACCGGGCTTGAATTGCAGCTTCTGCCAACTCTGCACTCCCGGCAGATTGAAGATCGGATCACGTTCGGCACAGGTGAATTGGAAATACGCGAATGCATCGCCCCAATTGCGACGGACGAGCACAGATTCCCAATCCTCAAAGCGAAGTCCATTCACAATGAGGGTCGCGACTTCAGTCGGTACGGGCATTCTATTCCGGCTTCGGGTGGCAGATTTTGAGTTTTACGAAGAAAGCGCCTCCCCGAGTCGCGGACAGAATGCCGGATGCACGATCTTGTTTTCGTTGCGCACCTCGCCACAGCGCGAGGCGTCCTCGTACAGCTTGTAGGCCACGACCAGACTCGGGAGCGGCGTGAAGAACTGATAGTAAAGCATGCGCGGCAATGGCAATCCGGTTTGCACCAGATGATTGGTCACCGCACCGTGCAACGAGATCAGCGCTTGAAACGTCATCTGATCCATCTCGTCGGCCGCCACTTCCTCGGCATCTTGAAACGGCTGCAGCAGCTGCATCTTGATAGCATCGACTTGTTGTCGGCTGATGAACGTCGTGGCCGCGAGAACTTCGGCGATGACGGCGAGGCAAAGCCGCACGCACGCGCCTTGCACCAGCACGCCGCCCAACGTCTGCGGCGTTTCCGCGTCTACCGACCGGCGCACCGTCTCGAATTGCTGCCACGTGACGCCCGCGAGCCGCGCCTGCGTAAAGCAATTGTCGAGAGGCGGTCCTAGCGTATCCTCGGAACAGAGTTGTGCGGCGTTGACGCGGACGTCGCCAATCGCGGTGCGCGCGTCCACACCGGGACGGCCCTGCGGCGGCACAAACGAGAGCAAGAGCGTCAGCATGCGCACCAGTAGCGGCGCCGCTTCGTTCACGTCTGATCGCTTCATATGCTCACCAAATCCGATGCGGTGTTGTTGTTGCGACCGGTGCCGTAGGAAGGATTGGGCGGTTGAAGCGTGCGCCCGACTTGATCGCGGAGCGCTTGCGCGGCTTGCGCGACGGCGTACTGAGTCAGCACGGCGCTATTGGGATCGAGCAGCGGATTGATTCCCTGTTCGAGAAAGGTGATATCGAAGGTGCAGTAGCCGCCGAATTTTTCCTCTTCGGTCATGCGATAGCGCGACACCACGACCGTCTGCATCGGTTGCGTCGAAAATTGCAGCTGCCCTGGCCCCTCGGCCTCGAGCGCTTCCATCAATCGGTCGCGCACCTGAAGATAGTTGCGCTGATAAAGATCGTCGTCATCGCGCGGATAGACGATGCAATAGGCGCGGATCGTGAATTCGTAGGCGTGCCGGCCCATGTCCTCGGCATAGGGATCGTTCTTTTTCGGAAACTCGTGCTCGACAATGCGCCGGCCGCTCTCACGTGAGTTGGCCTCGCAGAAAAACGGAGCGCCGTTGTATTGCGCGCGAATCCAGTTATCGCGCCACACCGGGATTTGCTTGCCGATCTCCTTGCCGCCAACCGCGAGACTCAGAATGTTCGTCATATCGAAATCACCTCGGGCCCTTTGCGCGCGGGCTCCATCTGAGTCTGCCGATTGATTTCGACGTCCTTGAAAATGCCCTTGCCTTCAGCGGCCACCTTGGTGCCCTTCGGTGCATTCACATCGACGCTGATCTTGCCTGAGCCTTCCACCTTGGTGCCGGCCTGCGCCGATTTGTCGAGTTGCGCGCGTGCCGCGTCATCATCGACTGCAGATTTCTGAGCGCGTTTCTCAATCGCGCGGCCCCATCCAGCCTCGAATGATTGAGGTGTCTGCGGCCCGCTCATGCCGGGATAGGGATTGCCGGCGATGTTGGTCATGGTGCCGCGCGAGTAAAAGCCGCGGCCTTGCTGATGCATCATGTAGGTCTCGGTCGGCGTCGGCTTGCGACCGAATTTCTTTTCGAACCAAGCATTGTTGCTCGCCGCGATCGCTGCAGCGGCTTCGGCGTTCGTCTGCGGATTGTAGATGTTGCCGCGTCCGCCGAGCTCTTCTTGATTGATTTGGAAGAGGCCTTTGTATTGCGTTCGCCTGTTGTAGTTGGCGTTCGGGTCTCCGCTGCTTTCGATATCGGAGATGGCTTTCCAATGCGCCTCGTCCATTCCGGCCGTTGCAGCGGTCGAGCGGATTGCTTCGTTGACCGCGCCGCCGCCAGCGATGTGACCGCCCGCGCCTCGTGCGCCGTCTGCCGTTACCGGTGTCGAGCCCGCGCCCGCACCGCCGCCGGGGCCGGCCGTCTGTCCATTCGGTGGCACGCCGGTCGAGCGGCGGAATGTGTAATCCTTCAGTGCGAATTGCGATTCGAAACCGCGGCCTTGATTGCCGCCGAGTCCGGTGAACTGCCCCCTGCCTGTGAGGCCTTCAACAATCGTGACGTGGCTCCCGGTCGCGCCGGTCGGGACGCCGCGATTGGCAACCGCGATATCGCCCGGTTGAACGTCCTTGGGATCGACAGGAACGCCCCAATTGCGCCAGTTGGACGCGATGGCCGCGCTCTTCGGCGGCGTGCCGCCGACCGACTTGACGACGGAGGCCGCAAACTCGCCGCACCAATTGCCAGCCTTCGGATAGCCCTGCGCGGCCATGAATTGCGAGACAGCGCCGGGTCCGCCGTGCAGCGCGACACTCCGCGCCTTGGCCAGAATGTCGCTAGGAACGCTCGGATCGCCGGCCGGTCCACTCTGCGGGCCGCCGGTTTCGCCGCCTGTGTCGCTTCCGTAGGGCGCCCCACCGCCACCGCCGCGGCCCGTTGGAGCGGCTGAGCCGCCGAGACCATATGAGCCATAGGCATCACCGCCGCCGGGAACGCCGCTGAAACCGCCACCGCCGCCGTAGGGCCCATAACCGTAATTGCCGCCGGCACCGCCCGTGCCACCGCCGCCCGTGGTGTAAGCGGCATTTTGAACCATGCGGCGATCAAAGCCCGTGCCGCTCGTCGGTGCGTAGTAGGGATTGGCGAGCAGACTATCGTTGAGCTTTTTCAGCTCTTCGGTGTTTTGGTCCTGCGATTTCTTGTGCTCGTCCGTGCTTTCTTCCTGCTTGTTGAAGTAATCGCCGAACCGGCGCAGCCATGACTCCTGCGCGCCCTCGCTCGGCTTCAGCGGAATGATCTTGTCCGCCTCGCCAGGTTTCCCCTTTTCGCCTTGCTTGCCGCCGCCGAATGCCGTTGGCTTCGCCGCCCACCGATCGAGCCATTCCAGCGCGTTCTTGATCCGCTCAAGCGCGGGCTCGATGTACTCCAGAACGCTTTTCAGATTCTCCATCACCGCAGTTGGTGCATGAATCACGTTGGCGATGTCGGACCATGTGCTTTTAATCTCGCCGAATTTGTTCGCCAGCTCGTCCGCGTCGGCGATCCGCTGCCGCCAGTAGTCGCGCTCTTCTTTTTCCATATCCTGCAGACGCGCCATGTTGGCCATGGTCTTGTCCCAGAAGTGCGACTCGAACTCGTTTCGGCGGTTAGCCGCTTCGATGCGCGCGGCTTCCAGCGACATATGCTTGTCGCGTGCTTCGCGCATCGCGTTGTTGTAGATGTTCTCTCCCGCCTGGGCGACCGCGTTATATCGCTCCTCCTCGGTCCTAGCTTCCTTGATTTTGTTGATGAACTCGCGCATCGCCGCTTGCGATTGCGGGCTTGCTCCGGCGTTGTGCAGCAACTCCATCTGCAGCTTGCTGCCTTGACGAGAGAGGTCCGCGATGGCCTCACTCATCTTTTGCATGTTCGCCTTGGTTTGGTCGCCGCTGACTCCAATCACTTCGAACTGATCGATGATGTTCTTCATCGACGTCGGATCGACACCGATTTGCTTCGAGGCCTGATTCAATCCTCGCATTTCCTCGGCCAGCTCTTTCAGCCTGCCGATATATTCCTTGGTCGCCAGCGACATTCCGACGATGCCGGCGGCGCCTGCAACCAATCCACCTCGGAAAATGCCGAAAACCTTGCTGGCATTTTCGAAGCCGCCGGTCAGCTCGTTGAAGAGCTTGGTTAGCTCTTTGGTGCCCTCGGCCATCTTGTTGTGAGCTTCGCGCGTTTGCGGGCCGCCAAGCTCTTTGTGCTTCTCCACGATCTTGTCGAGACCGGCCGAAGCGTTATCGACCAGCGTAACGATTAGCTTTAACTCCTCTTGCTCCGTAGGCATCAGTCGTCATCCACGGGCTGCCGTCTGCGATCAAGCTCGGCCGCTCGATCCATGTGCAGACGCATCTCGCTAATCGGCATCGCCAGAAACACCTCGGGACTGGTGTGGAAGTGCTTCGCGAGCCGATAGGCATCGAGAATCATTTCGTCCTCGCCGCCTACCAAGCCCGTGGATCGGGCAGAAAAAAATTGCGCAGCTTCATCGCGCACGTATTCCAATCGCGCGGATGCATGTCCTCGATGAACGGCTCGAGAATGTCCGAGAGCGCCGCAATCATGTAGCTCATCTTGCGCTCGTCCCAGACAACATCACCGTCTTGATTGATACGCACCGGATTGCCATAGCGATTGATGTCGCCAGCTCGAGGCTCGCGCAATTTCAGCTCCTGGACCAACTCGCCCTTGTTGTTGCGGATTGGTTTATTGACCAGCTTGACCACCATTGGCCATTCCGGCTCCATCGATATCGGCTTTTCCGCCGGCGATGGCTCGATCTCGGGCGGCGGCATGCTGCGCACATGCCTTTCGGCCTGTGGCTCTGCCGTCCCCTCGATGGTTCTGACGTTTCGCTCCACTGGCCTTTCGTCAATGAAGCCTTCGCGCTCTACTACGTTCATCCGAGACTAGCCTCCTGACAGGTGACTCCCTCCCAACGCACACGCACCTGACCATCGCGCGTGTTGTTCTCGAAACCGCCTTTGCACGTGCCACCCGTGAGGATGTACTGCATGTCATTGGCGAGCTGCGCCACCACGGTGACGTCAGTCTCGGCAAGCAAGTCCTCCAGATAGAATCCCGGCAGTGTCGAGAGATCGCCCTCGATGTACGGCACGCGCGGCAATTCCTGATAGCCGTGCACGCCGTCTTGGCCCGCGATCATCGTGCGCTCGACCGGCGACGGGCTGACGGTGAAGTTGCCACGCAACGCCATCTGCGTGCCATCCACCGTCAGAAACGCGATACCTGCAATCCTTTGAGCCATGGCTCAGTCTCCTTTCAGTGGGCTAGCGCCGAAAGCCGCGTCAGATTTGGCGCGGTTGTGCGGGCCCGATGATGTGAGGGGAAGCGTTAGGAAGCGCCCGACGAAGCTTGGAAGGGCGGTGTTGGCGTGCCGATAATCTGCGTGTCGATGCCGCGGTCGTACTGCAGGCGGAATTGCGCCAGCACGGCGAAGATGCGCAGCTGGTTGATCAGGTCAGGCGGATAGAGCACGTTGATCCGATTCGGATCGTTCGGGTCGCGTTCGACCAAGAGGTGGTTCTTGAACTCGGTCAGGTTCTCGACAAGCCCGTTATACATATCCTGCTGATACTGATTGATCAGCTCAGCCTTGATGATGCCGGGAGTGACGATGGCCTGCCCCGGTCCAAACTTGGTGCCGTCATCGGCCAGCTTGTGCCGCGGGAATTTCGAAGTGATTGCCGCCTTCTGATTGCGCAGCAATGTCGCCAGCGTCGACAGCGTCGTCACCAGCTCATAGGCGTCGTCCGACTGCCCATATTGATTGAGCTGATAAGTTGTTTGCTCTCGGGCGATCATCGGTTGACCATCGCCGCCGACCTTCTGGATGGCGATGCCGTTGAGCGCCAGCGAGTTCAGCTCCTCGAAATCGAAGCGATCCTGCAGCGGCGCCGCCTTGATGTTGTTGAGCGTCAAGGCCTGCAGCGGACGCGCCGGATCGTTGATCAACGCGCGCTGCGCCTTCGCGGCATAAGCCGCCGCCCATTCGAATGACGGCGACGGGCTCTGCACCTCGAAGCCCATGATCGACTCGACGCCACTGTTCATCGTGTCGCCGAATGTCAGCAATGCGGAGTAGGTGCCGCGCTTGGCCGAATAGATGCCGCCGAATTGCTCGCGCATCCAACCCCACCTACCCTGATCGGTGAAACCGTACTCTTGATCCCATTCGAACAGCGAGTTCGAATCGGTGTACGGCATCGCGACGTACTCGTAATCCTGATTGGTGATGTTGCCGATTGCCGTGGTGAAGGACGGCGTGCCGGTGCCGCCCGTGAGGAAGCCGCTCGCCGGCAACGTGATACCAAGACCGATTGGCGTGTACTCGCCGCCGAGCGATCCGTAGTAATTCATTGACACGCTGATCTCGTTGCCGTTCACGCTTTTGAACGTCGAGGTGAGCGTGACGACGCCAGCGGCGGCAACCGCCGTAACCGGCAGCGAGGTGTCGGCATTGATCGCAGCAGCAATGTTGGCGGCAATCGTCGTGATCGTGTCCGTGGTCAGCACGTTGACCGGGACTGGATCACCCGCGATGTAGAGCGCGATGGTGCCCGCCTGCGTCGGCGCCGCCGTGATGGTGATGGTGCCGGTTCCAGGTGCCGCGCCGGTCGTTTGCTGCATCGGCAGGCCCCACACTTCATTGGCGAAGTTGTTCGAATAGTAGGCCTTGAACATGCGCGCGAGTTCAGAGCCCTCGCCGAATGCAGCGTCGGCTTGCGCCTGACTGCCGATAACCAAGGGCACATTGAAGTTCGCGTTTGGATTCGTCGCGGTGCCCACCAGCAAACATTTCAGATTGATTTGCGGCAGGCCTGCCATCGATGGATCAACTTCGACCCAATACAGCGGCACTTTGATGTTCGCAGGAATGTTGGCAAAACTGATGGGCATCGTAGTCCCTCCTCAAAATGAGAACGCCGCCAATTAGGCGGCGTTGTCTTCGTGTTTGCGGTGTTCCGGTTTGCCGCCGGAATGTTCGTCGGCTACCGTGACGTCTCCATCTCGAATCCGCCGTTGCGTGAAGCGATCGTTCGGCCAGTCGGCTGAGCCGTCAGCGCGAAAGCCGCCAGCCTTCGGATGCTGCAGCAGCTTGCGCATGGTGTCGTCCTTCGGCGTCACCTTGATAGTTGGCCGTTGCACCTTGGCGGCCTGCTCC